GGATGTAAAACATGTCACAACAAATGAAAGTAACTTTAGTTGGCGCAAAATCAACGGACTGGAAATCTGATGATGGTCGACATTATGACCATGTCACACTTTTTGGAATTATTCCCATGGATACCTCTCAAGGTAATGCAGTGGGGCAAGGTGTTGCCGAATTTAAATGGCAGGATTCACGAAATCTCGTTCAATTACAGGGTCGTAAATTCCCATTTGAAGTCACCTTGGAATTAGATCTTGTTTCAACTGGTCGAACTACTAAGCAAGTTCTTACAAATGTAATTCTTCCACCAAAGGTCTAAAAATGAAAATGATTTATTGGGGGGAATCAAAGGGAATTATTAAGACATATCCAAAATCTAATATCCCTGTCGCTTGCATACATTGCGGTACGTATTGGCATCAAGGACAAATACATGATCATAAAAATAAATGTGATCAAAAAGGATAAATAACAATGGGATACATGGTCTGGTACTTCTTCATATTTGGAATACTTTCGCACATGTATTTCATGTATCGGTTTTCACTGAAACTACTTCAGGGAAAAAACAACAATGGTAATAGATGATTGTTCAATGACTACGGTCATTCAGGGGATTAGCTACTGCGTTGTTGTCTTACATCAACAGTCTTGGCTTGATGAATTAAACAATCTCGAACCGTTAAAAGTTGGTGCTTTGTTATCTTCTACAGCTTTGACTTGGTACGTAGCTTCTGCGATTCGTACTCAAATTAACTTACTTGGATATACATCCAAAGAGGACTAAAAAATGGAAGAAATCAAAAACGAAGTGAAAACTTCAAAAGCTGTTCAAACAGCAAAACGCATTGCTATGGCAACTGGTGTTGTATTGGTATCAACTGCAACGGCTTTTGCTGCTGAAGGTGACACGACAATTGATTTAACAACAGGTTTGGCAGGTGTTGCGGTTATTGGTGGTCTCATGGCATCAGGTGCCTTGAAAGCATTACCTACATATGCTGCTTGGGGCATCAAAAAAGCATTATCAATGCTTCGTTAATTAACAAGCGAAAAAGGTGGGGAGGAGCGCACAACTGTACGCACCGCACCCCACCTTTTTTATAGCTAAGGATTAAAAAATGACAGTGTATTTCATTCTTGTAATGCTCGGGGCTTTTTGGATAGTGCTTTCAGGGGATTGATGTACTATGAAATTTTTTAAATATTTGATTTTTATCTTACTTAGTTCAATTTCATTTGATGCATTATCGGCAATCTATCGTGTTTCTTATGTGGGAACCATTTTAAGTCAAGGTGAATTTTCATCTTACGATCAAGCTTGTCGTTCGATCGTAGGTAAAGGTACTTCTAGGGGTGAGATTACTGCTGTTTATCCAGCAGGCTCAGATTGTCAATTTAGAGCTGGGGCATCTACTTACTATGCATTCATGGAAATATTAAATATAAGTTGTCCATCGTCTGTTACTTCTGAAAATAGAACTGGAGATATATCAAAATGGACACCAGATCAAACAACATCTTATTTAAGTACAGTTCCGCAATCTGCCTGTTATGAAGGTTGTCGTTATAAATCTCCATCTCTAGGTGGAGCTTCTGGTTCTTCTTCATTCAATATTACATACGGCTATCCCAGTGCAGATAGTGCATGTGCAAATGTCACAGCTAAACCGACTATTCCTCCAAATCCATATCAACCTGAAAGCACAGCATGTAAAAATGGTGAATCATATTGTGATAAACCTCCTACAGGTTGCCCAAGCGGATACACATCAGGTTCATTCAATGGAAAAGATATTTGTGTAAAAAACAGTACTGATCCGACAAAACCAAATCCTAATGATCCGAATAATGGAGGCGGAAAATTTGATGATTCTCGAATAATTGCTGCTATTAATGATTCAAAAAATGCGATAACTAATTCAATAAATAATGCAGTTGATTCTATCAGTAATTCTATTACTTCAATCAAAGATTCAATTGCTACTGTAACGACTGCTGTAAATAATAATACGAATGCTGTCACTGGTGCAGTAAATGCAAATACATCTGCAACAAATGCTGTTAAATCATCTGTAGAGGCTCTACATAATACAGTTAATGCTGTAACAACTGCTGTAAACAATAATACAAATCAAGTCACAAGTGCAGTAAATGCAAATACATCTGCAACAAATGCTGTTAAATCTGCTGTAGAAGCTCTTAATAGTACTGTTTCTACAGTAACGAATGCTGTAGACAAAAATACGAATGCTGTAAATGCAAATGGTGACAAAATTACAAAAGCAGTTAACGATAATACGACTGCAACAAATGCTGTTAAATCTGCTGTAGATAATCTTAATTCTGCTGTGAATGCTGTGTCTGATGCAGTAAATGCCAACGGAAAAAATACGATTGATGCAGTAAATGCCAATGGAAAAAATACGGTTGATGCAGTAAATGCCAATGGTAAGAATACTGTAGATGCTGTCAATGCTGGCACTCAAGCGACCAAAGAAAATGGCAAGAAACTTGATGGAATACAAAGCTCTGTAGATGAAGGCAATGGATTAATAAAAGACATAAAGGACTGGCTCACAAAAGAACCAACTCTTGAGAATGGTCAATTAGAAATTAATAACGAAGTTCTTCCAGGATATGAACGAAAGGATTACGTTCAATTCACAAATACATGTCCTTTTACATCTGAGGAAGTCAATCTTCCAATGGGTGTATTAGGTTCAATCACATTTACCAAAGATCTAACATTTGTCTGTAATTATGCCATGGATGCACGACCTTACATTATTGCCTTAGGTTACTTCGGTGCTTTGATCTATTTGCTATATGGGTTAAGGAGTCGTAATGGGTAGATTACTTGTTCTAGTTGGTGGTTGGCTTCTTGATAATTTCATCAGAAGAATTTTAGCAGGTGCTGGATTAGCTATTGTTAGTTACCTCGGTGTATTGGCTTTGGTACGTGCTGCATTTGACAACATGATTAATAACCTAAGTTCAATGCCTGCTGTACTACTTTCTATGATGGGGATGTCGGGTATAGATCATGTATTGGGTTCATTCATATCTGTTGCAATCTTTTTAATGACGCTTGATTCAGGCAAATTAATGTTGAGGAAAAAATAATGAGTAATGCAGGCGGTCAATTCAGATTAACTTGCGGTCAGATCGGTGCAGGTAAGTCATATCTATATGTAAAACAGGTTGAAGAAGAAGCAAAGAAAAGTGGAAAGTATCAACATATTTATTCAAATATACGTGCACATGCGGAACTTGCCGAAGGCATTACGCCACTGCCTGATTCATGGGAAGATTGTCAAAGTGATAGTTTAATTATTATCGACGAAGTACAAATGCATGAAAAGTATTCTAAGCATTTCTCTAATCGTCGTGATGGTGAGATTGCAGGCTTAACAATGATTCGACACAAGCGTCAGGATATTTGGATGATTAGTCCGAACCCTGCACTTGTAAATAGTGATGTAAGAAACCTTGTGAATCAATACTTTTGGTTAGAACCAGTTGGACAGAAAACGACTAAATGTTTTTGTTTTGATAAAGTTTATAACAACATTACCAAGTCAGTTAAAAATAATGCATATGACGAATTTACATATACAATAGAAGAAAAATATCACAAATTATATAAATCAACTGAGGACGGTAAACCTTCGGGACGTAACTTTAATATTAATATGAAGCTCATTAGCTTTATTGTTGGTATGGGAATTGTTTGTTTAATCATTGCAGGATTATTTATTTATTTGTCTAAATCAACAAAAGTTCAAGTTAATCAAATGCAAGAAGCAGAAACAAAAAATAGTAAAAACCAGCAAGTTGATTTAAAAAATGGTACTGGAATTTTGCCGACTACTGGAGAGCTTACATCAGAAGAATGTCGAAAAGGTATTAATGTTGATAAGCCTGAATGTATTAGATATTTCAATACATTAACTGAAAATAGAATGTCTGTAGGTGATTTAAATGTCGAATATGACCCAACTAATCCTTATGATCAAGAAGACATTCAGAAAGCCGTTTCAAAGACTTATCAAGTAACCGCTAAACCTGTTTTCAGCGGTTGTATGAAAAATGGTAATAAATACTACGCTTACACACAACAAGGCACTAAGTTAGATGTATCACAATCAGACTGTAGGAATATGATAGAAAATGGCGAACGTCCTTTTAACTATTTTGCTACCAGTAATAGCAACCTCAGTAATACTAATGCTGTCATGGGTTCTAACGTACAAAGCGTTGAACAACCTAGACGATCAGAGCCAACAATAGCCAATAACGTTGTAGAGCCTCATCTACAAGCACAAACAATTAACGGTGCTAATCCTTTATAAACATAATCGACAGTATTTTTAATGTTTATCGCAACAACGGGATTGCCTTTTCACACGATGGAATGGATTAAAAATTTTGCTCCTGTAGTCGAATCAAGCTCACGAGACACCAAGGCTCACAGAAATTATGCAGATAGCAAGGCTCACGGAAAAGGCGCGCGCAACTTTTCCCCATTATCTCGAAGTGGAGAGACAGTCTTTGATAAAGCGCTTAAGTGATTCGTAACCGTCTTTGATGTACCTGAAACAAATAAAAAATTAAGTTAAAAAACCTATGGTTAAGTTCAGCTTTGCCTAACCTGTGGGCAGAGTTGTTTCCTGTTGATTAAACTTGTGGGTAAGTCAACGTATAACAGCAACACCGTTATGCGGACTTATCCATCAGGTTTATCAACAGATCAGAAACAACGTTCCGAAGGACTGTCCATAGGTTAGCGCTGAACTGCTTTTCACTTCATTTTTTTGCGTGAGGGTCACAGGTGAGAATCATCAGCTTTGAAAAACAAAAGAAATGTAGAGAGTAGAAAAGTTGCGCGCGCCTGTTTTGGGAAACCTATCAAGTAATTTATGGGAAGGTGGCGAAGTAAGAGCGGTGAGACGGAAAAAGAGTAAAATTTTTAAGTAATGACTGTGAAAAACAACCCACGATTTGATTTTCTCAGATGCATTTCAAAATAGGCATAAATAAGATGCCAGTAAAGGATTATGAAAAATAGACATATTTGGCAAACAGCTTCATACAATAGAAATATTGGAATATTAAATAAATCAGATTACATGCTTATTCGTGATTCACTGGAGAGGTATCTAGATCATATTAGGGAATTGGATGTAGATAATTATGACGAAATAGATAAATTAAAATTAATGTTTATCAGGCTAGATCATCACATAGATAGAATGAGGTGATTGGCATTTTGTTATAATCGATACATCCGCTGCAGCGAATATTTTTGTCCCGGAGAATTTTATTGATTTATTTAAAAACAAGAGGTTATTAAAAATCATTAAAAAACACGATTGGCAAAATATTACATAGCGCAGGATTTTGCATAACGAATATTATGTTACTTGGCGTAGTCGTCAACGTGAATTAAAATTTTCCAATTCACGTTGGCGATCTGTGGATGCATTAGCGATAGAAGCCACAGCCTTAGGTACTCCATTTAACATAAAATTTCGTTATGCGACTTCCAAGCGATTAAAAAGGAGCCTTATTCAGGCTCCTTTTTTTAGTAATCAGGATCGACATAAATGATTAATCTGCTTTTTTTATTTCATCAATATATTTTGTTACATCTTTTGCAGTAATTTCTTTTAAATGTTTATAAATCAAAGCATTAATTACATCAGCTTCTTCGATTCTTTCTTTCGTTTCAACAATAAAGTCTATAGATTTTTTCTTGATATCTTCCACGAATTCCCCGCGAACTCTATAAGCTTTTGATAAATCAATCTTTTTCATTTAAATACCGTTCCAATGTTATGTGTAACGCAGTTATTTTGTCACGTCTTGTGATGTATTTTGTAATGCTGTAATATTATTATGTAAATATTACATGTAATGCGGTAATGCCATGACTACAGAACAAGCATTCGAGACAGTCTCAAAAATCATCTTTGACAGGGCATGTCAATTAATCATCGGTGGCAATCCAGCATTCGAATC